TACCTTCACGTTCACTGCTATGCCGCTGAGGTCAAACTTGTCCTGAAACAGTGCCTTGATACTGCCCCGATAGTCGTTCATCTTCGTCAGCGTGTCGGCTTCCTTGCGGCCCTTGATATAGACCATCATGTCGAAAGCATAGTCCTCTTCGACCCAGCCCGCAAGCGGTGTAGCTCCGCCGCCCCGCATGGTCTCGTTTACGGTAGTCGAGCCGCTGTCGAAGATAAGCACTGCGGGGCATTGCGGGGCCCCCACCTCTTCGGGAGTCGAGTACCAGCGCGGCTTCTTCTCCTCGGAGTAGTTCTTCCACTCCGCATCGAGTGTCTCCTTGATAGCGTCTGCTATGGCGTTGGATACGGACATGATTAGTCCTAGTCTCTCGAGGTCCCCGTCACGTAGTCAACGAGCACATTCACGATGTCCCGCTCATCCGTGATCGTGATACCGAATGGCGGGCGGGCGGCCATCGGCGGCCACCTGCGTCCTACCGCATGTATTCCCCCGAGGTCGTGGCCTTCACCGCTATCTACCGGCAGATTCGAGCCAATCACCATAAAGCGCCGTTCGCGCCACTCGAAGTGGTCGCCCGACAAGCCACTCAACTGGTCGCGCATCCTGCTCGTCAGTTCCAGTATCGGATTCCCGGGGAAGTTTTCTTCTTTCCAGTCCTTGTAGCTCAGGCCCCCCAGCCATTTGCTCGGCTTCCTCGACAGCGCCTTCCACTTGCGGAACCCGCCACGCCGCCCTTCCTTCGCGAACCTGTCCGCAGTCGAAGCGAAGATGATGGCCCGCACCGCATCCCACGCCGGACTCACATCGTCAGCCCGCACCCGCATCTCATGCGCGTACTGCGCGAAGCCTCGCTGCGCTATCGCCGCCCTTGGTATTCTCAGTCGCCCTCGCATCCTCACCACGCCTCGCTTCCGCCTGGTACTTGAGTCCGAGTGAATAGCGGGTCCGGCACCGTGGAACTCTCCGCCTTGCCATCCGTCGGCACGTACTGCAACGGGCTAGTCGCATCCTCCGCGTCTGTCGGCGCACTGCGCCCCGTCGTCAGGGCCGTTATCTGTATCTCCGCCATCCGGTCGAGTTCGCCGGCCCACCAGGTACTCTCGTCATTCCCCTCCGCCGAATACGCCCAGCGCAGGTACATCGCCGCCGACTGCATCGCGCATACGTCCTTCACTTGGGCAAACGCGCCTGGAGATTCCGTCTCGTCCACCGGCACCGTCATATACCGGCGCAACCGATTGTCAAGCTGCTGCTCCACGCGGTCGATGAACTCAGTCATACGCACGATGTCAATTTCGCCGCCCGACAGTTCCACGGCGTCCTCGTCGAAATACTCCTTGGCATCAGTCCACAGAATGTAGCTCATCCCTGCCGCCTGTCTATTTGCCTAGTCGTGCTGCGCGGGCTGCCTTTGCCTTGTCGATTAGCGCCGAGAGTTCGACGTCCACATCCACGGGATTCTTCTCTAGGTCCTTCCGAGCACTGATGCTGCTGATCAGCGTAGCGCATGACGCTGCGGTGTCCTGCGCCCCGCGTTGTGTATCCGGGTCAATCGAGGTATCAACCAGTACCGTCTCGTTCCTCTCCAGCGCCTTCAGATGATCCAGCGCCTCCTGCTTCGTCACCTTGCGCCCGTCAAGTAGCGCCTGGTACACTTCTGGCTCCGGCGCGGGCTCCGCCGCCGGCATTACCACTGTCCTTGCTGCTGCATCCATCCTTCACGCCTCCTCAGTTTCGTCTCAGTGAACGTCAAACCACGACCGCCCATACGGTGACGGTCGCGGCGCTTGCTCCGTTATTGGTGACGTTGACTCGCACAAACGGCACCGAATCCAGCAGCGCAAACAGCGCCGCCTGCGTATCGGCTACAATCGTCACGTTAGCCGCCTGTATCTGCTTCGAGGCTGCCGCGGCGGTCAGGTCGTGGACGTAGCTCACATACCAGTCGCCATCTTCCTCAATGGCAACCTCGGCGTCGAACTGCACGGACTCGACGCCCGCACCTACGTCGGCCGTCACCAGAAACGTAATCTGGCTCCAGCCATCAAACCGGAACAACTTCTCACTGTCGGTGATTGGGAACACTACGGTCACACCATCAGCGGCAATCACCTGAGCGTCACAGATGCACTCGGTTTGGCTCTGCGGCATGGCTGCTCACCTCCAGTTGCTGCTCTTACGGAGTCGTCCAGCCGGTCGAGTCCACCCAAGCGGCTCCGTTGAGGAACCGAGCTACACCAGCGCCCGGCGCGATGATCGTGGCCGATGTCCAGCGCTCATAGTCCTCAATCCAGTGATACTGGAAGTTGGGTGTCGTGACCTCGGAGTCCCAGATTATCAGGTTCTCTGTGGGTTCCGGCCCCTCCGGGATGCGCCACATCAGCGGCATCGCGGCAAGGTCCACCGTCAGCATGTAGTTCTCCGGTATCCAGTCACAACTGACTACCGGGATGCCAGCGGCGCGGAACTCGACGGTGAAGCCCAACTGCTGGAGCTTGTCCATCACCGGCGTCGAGTTGAATGCCACGGAGTTCCAGTCGGCGATCCCTTCGAGGTTCGTCGCCTGCTCACCGTGGATGAAGGACACGATGTTACCGGTCTTGTACCCGTGCTCCTGGATGTGCCGTTTGTCAGCGGCGAACATTGGCAGAGTCAATACCCCCGCAGCCGCGCTTGCCACATAGTGGTCGTGCGTGGCGAGGAAGGTGTTCATCTGGAACGGCGGCGGCGTCTGCGTCGCGGAATACCATCCGCCGAACGTCAGGCACGGCTGCAGGCAGGACTGTGTGATGAGGTCGAAGTCGGCCCGCAACGACTCCTCGTGGTCGCGTGTGATCTTCGTCGAGGATAGGCCCTTCGTCCAGGCAAGCTGCGTGATGCTGCCGTTGATGCCCCAGCGCACCGGCTCTGCCAGTGTAACGCGTCGGTACGGCGTGTGCTGCATGTCGGGCCGGTCGGTATCAGGCCCCATCTTCTCGAACTGCTTCCCCCGATAGGAAATCTCCACCGTGGTCAGCTTGGTGTAGTCGGGGTCGCAGAGTAGCTGACGGAAGTTCTGGTCAGCCTCATTGTGCTGCTCGACGCGATCCTTGAAGATCGTGTACAGTTGACTGGTCGGTACGTCGTCGCTGGTAAATGCGCCAGGCGTCCCAGCCATTACAGCCACCTCCTTCTATCTTCGTGTGGTAGTCTCCGTCTCGCTAGTGCTGGGTCTGCTGCGCGATGATCTCGGGGTCGATGATCCACTGCTCGTCAGTTACGGCGATCCCCATGGTCTGGCTCGTGTCGCCTGCGGTCACACTGATGTCGCCCGGCGTGTTGGACACGTACACCGCGCCACCAGGACTGAGGCTGCTGTAACCGTCCATCTGCCCCAGCCGCTTCGCGAGCGCCATGTCGCCAGTCGAGCTTCCGGCCTCAGCTACGCCCATCGCCGGCAGTTCCTCGTTCCCGGCATCGGCGCAGGCCAGATACATCAGCCCGTCGCTGTTCGAGATCGATACAATCTCGCCCTTCACGATGTCTTCGCCGGAGATTGCCCGAAAGTTGGGAAACGGGTTCACATAACTCTCTGCCATTCGACTCACCTCTCTTGCTCTGGAATGCTACGGAATACTGCTGGAACTATCGCGACTGCGGCTTCAGGTACTCGACGTAAGCGGCCTCCAGTTCAATGCTCTGGGAGGCGGCGATGGCGCGGACGCCCTTCTTGTCCTTCTCAGGGATGTCCTTGGCCTCCAGCCACGTCTCGCCAGTCAGTTCGCCGGTCGACGCCGTCGCGGTGATGCCCGGGGCCTGTGCGATAGCTACCATGCCGATTTCCCCCTTGTTACCCTCCACATACTTCCGGAGAGCGGTTGCTGTCTCGACGCTGGGGTGGATGATGTTGGCGGCGAGGACCTCGATAGCGGCGGGCGTGTACATCTTCCCGTCGATGACGGTAGCCGCAAGTTCCTGCTTCACCTCCGTCTCAACCTTGTCCCCTTCCAGCACTTCGACGCGCGCAAGGACATCCTTCTCTCTCGCCTCGGCTTCCTCAGCGCGAGTCTCGGCGGCCTTCAACTTCTCACCCGCATCAGTCGCAGCTTCCGCAGCCGCTTCGTTCTCCGCACGGAGCGTCGCGAGTTCGTCCTCCGGCGTCACCGGCTTCTCGGGGTCAGCCGCTGGGTCCTTCTCCGGCTCCTTGATTTCGGCCATGAACGTCACGTAGGCCGCGTCATCGGCGAAGTCCTTCGTCAACTCCACCCACGCCTCGTCGGTGACTTCTCCGTTCGCCTTCTCGTACTTGGTGCGTGCGTCCTTGACCACCGCTTCGCTTGCCATCATGTCGCCTCCTAGTGTCAACTGTGCGGCCTGGGCCTTCTCGTCACGAGACTGTTTCGCTGCTGCTACCGCCGCGTCACCGGCGAGGTACTCGGATGCGGCGACCTGTAGTTCGGGCTGGTCGAAGAAGAAGGGGTCAACGCAGAGTGCGGCATTGAAGATGATGTTGCTTTTCTTGTAGGTGTCGTGCTTGCCGGCGCTGGTTATCCAGTTGGGTGAAATGTACGGCAAACGCCCGCTGCTGACCGCTTCATTCCCATCGTCATTCCAGTCCATACCACCCCAGAGCAGGCCGTCCCGAAGCTCCATTTTCTTGATCCATCCATAAGCCCCTTCGTTGCGGGCTACGTGCCCTGGGCCTTGAGCGATAGGGACACCAAGCGGCCCCGGCAGGCCCGCATCCAGGTTCGCAATCATTTCCTTTGCGTCGGCCTCTGTGGTCTCGAACTTTCCGAATGCGGGGTGGAAGAACTTGCCGAGCGGAATGAGTTGGTTCCAGTAGAGACCGTCTGCGTCCATCATCTCAGCAGCGATGACGACTGCCGCAAAACTCTGCGCCACGCCGTCGTCTCGGTAGATTATGCTCGGCTGCTGGGTATCTTTGCTCATCTGAACCAACACCCTTTCACGCATACAAAAAGCCCGTCAATGCTCTGTCTCAGACCCTTGCGGGACTGGGGCAAAACACTGCCGGGCTATTTGCGCTACTCAAGCAGTTGTTATTCAGTTGTCTTCAGTCAAAAAGATTATACCATCCTGAAACCAATGTCAAGCACGATTATGAGGCGCAGGTCGAATCACCCGATTGCTACACTGCTGTAGGCGTGGCAGCGCGGGCACAAAAGCCGGAGCCTGACCGGCCCTGTGCAAGCAAGTTGGCAAAGGATGCGCGGCTTCGACAGGGGAGGCCTGTTGTCTCGCGCAACGCACTTTGGATTGCCGCACCGCACCCGCCACTCACCGGGACGCACCTGTTCGACCTGCGCCTGCATCGCGACCTCTGTTGTCTCGCTCTGTGTCATCAGTCGTCCGCCTTACTGTCGCCGAGCCAGCCGAGCTTGTGGAGCACGAGGACCAAAACGAACAGCCCCACCGCTCCCCAAATCACGCCCGCATAAAAGTCTGGCACCCAGAATCCCATGATCAGCCTTCCTCCTCGTTGTCGGTCTCGGTAGCCTCGTCGGAGACGGCAAAGACATCCAGACACGCGCGGCGAATGGACTCCGTCATGCGCCTGTGCGAGTTCACGAACTTCTGGTCCATCGCGCTAAGTCGTAACGGCTGCACCATCATCATTTCTCAGCCTCCGTATCCGTCTCAGTAGCACGTTCAGTCGCCGGCTTTATCAGCGGCTTGGGCAACTCATCCAGCGCTGCGAAGTCGAACTCCGCCAGAAGGCTGTTCACGATTTCAAGCGGCATGTTCGTCCCGTCATTGAAGATGCGTTCCAGCGCCCGCACCAATGCGTCGAGGTCGCGGACCCCGATCTTCCCATGCACCAGCTTCGGCAACTTCTGCCCCGTCTCCGGCGTGTTGAACTGGCACAGTTGCCGTATCGCATACCGATTGAAGTACTCGCAAATCCAGTCGGCGAT